CCATTAATTTCAAAGAAACCATCGTCTGCATAAAAGAAAACCCTTCTATTATCTTGGCAAACTGTTTTACCATAAACTGCACCTCTGTTTGGAGATACCACAGAAAATCTAAATGTAGTCGCACCACCAACAAAGTCCATACGAACTATTTGGTTCTGTCTAAATACATAACCTAATTCACCAGATGTAATTGCTACAATCTCTCCACCTGAACCTGGTAAGTCTTGAGAGTCTGCAAGTTTAGAACCAGCAGTCCAAGTTGTAATATCATTAATACCAGACCATTGTACTCTGTTTTGATTTGATGATTGGTTTCCTGTAACTAAAAAATCTCTTATAACGCCTGATACTCTAAATGTTGGAGGCGTTCCATCTGTTGCAATTGCAGAAAGATTGGCAAAGTTTGTTGATGTACCCATTAAATAATATTGAGGTGCATCTACTCCATTACTTGCAATAACATAATTACCAAATTGAGTGAATGTCCAATAGTCTGTATTTGTTCCAGTGAGTGAACCTTTTCTTGATGTAAATGTTCCACCATCTAATTGATAAATGTCAGTATTTTTTGCAACAAAGTTATATACGTTACCTGCATTATCTCTAAATGAACCACCACCTCTACAATCAGCTCCAATATTATTAGAACTATAATTCACTAAAGAAGGAAATCTTTTATAACTATCTCTTGCAAAATATACGTTGGTTGCAACATTTGCACCTGGATTAAGATGTGCTGGTTGATCTGGTAGCCATTCACCAAACTTTAACTGCATTACCTACCTCCAAAATTAGAACTTATGGTATCTTCTGATCTAACTTGTAATGGTGAACCAGAGAATTGATCTTCTCTATCGTTTCTTTCTAATCTCTCCATTGCAGTCGCATACATTTGCTGCCACTTTGCTACTAATGCTTTATCAATACCACCTAAAAAATTAGTGGCATGGTATAAAGCACCATATAAATAAATTGCTGGGTGATCTGTTAATATAAAATTAGATGTATTAGATACAGAAAGTGCATCAAACTTTTTATAAAAATTAAGTTTACCAGTGTAAGTCGCATCTGGTTTTGGTGCAAATCTTAAATTATCTCCAACAATCGTATAAGCCTCAGGTATTCCAGTTGTAGATGTTCCTTTAATGGAATCCATTTGTGATGGTGTCATATACCTTAAAGGATATTTTGTTGAACCGGATAAAATAAAAAAGTTTCTTATTTGTAAAAAACCAGTCGGTAAACTTACTGTTTCAGCATTAATAGTAATATCTTCTTCATTAATCATTTTTCTAATTCTTAATTTAGAATTAAAATCTGCTTCTGTTAAAACAATAAAGTCATTTGCAATTTCATCAGTTAAATCAGATCGGTTTAACCAGTTTGCAATTGCTGTTTTTAATGATGTGTAATTATTTAGTGCCATTATAATCTTCCTGGTGCTGTTCTAAAATATTGAAACTCATTAGAATTAAGTTTTGTTTTTAAAATTTTTTGTTGTACTTCTTTTGGTAAAGCAAACCAATTTCCTGTTCCATTATATTCTTTAGTCCATAATTCTAAAACTAAAGTTGGAATAGATGCTACTCTTTTCAAATCTCTTGATTTTGAGTAACCATCATTATGAGTGTACATTTTTTTATTGTGATCAATGATGGGTTTATAATTAACATTTCGTTCAATGACGACTTGTCTATTCATATCGTCTGAATGGTATGTTGTTTTTACTAAACCATCTTTTTCTTCAAATCTTTTACTCATGCTTTGCCTTGTCCTCTATATTTTTTCCATGAACGTCTTTTATGTTTGTTCATGGTAGAAGTAATAGGTTTACGACCTTGCGATGTGCCTTTGTGAGTCTTTGTATAGGTAATAACTTTACCAAATACATTTCCCTTTTTCTTAGCCATTACTTAGACAAAGAAGTTATAAAAGCATCTCCACCAGCAGAATTTTGAACAACAGAAATTTTTTCACCTTGATTGACTCTAATTTTTTCAATTGTGTCAGCAGGTAAATAAGTATCATTTGCAGTTGCAGTTGGGTTTGCACCAATTGCATAATGACAATCTGATGTTGCTACAATTCTAATATGGTGAACACCACTTGCAAAAGCTGCACTTTGATCTGCTGTACCAGTGTATGATAATTTTTCAGTTGATACGACAGCGAATAATGTGTCAGTTGAATTTCCAGCCATAATTTTTTTCTCCTATTTAATTTAATCTATACTAATTTTTGGGGGTGTTTCCACCCCCTAATTTAATTATCTTCTGATTACAAAAGTAACGATCATTTCACAAGCAGTTGAAGAACCACCATCTGAAATAATTTCAATTGCATCACCTTCTTCTACAGAATTAGCCGCAGTTGGCTCAGATGAATCTACATCACCTGCTGCTGAACCAGATTGAGTTATTGTTATATCTCCTCCAGTAACCGCAGTTCCACCAATTTCAAAAGTAATCGCAGCATCTGCTGTAGTGATTGCATTTTTAATTGATGTTAAGATTTTAATAATCTTACCGCCATCTGGCACAGCTACGAAAGTTGATCCTGCTGTACTGATGTCTGTTACTTTTGCTGTTAAAAAGTAATCATTTAATGTTCTCATTTTATTTTCCTTTGTTTGCTTCGTTCCGCCTTTTGACTTCAAAGACCAAACGAAAGGTTAATTGTAAGTGGGGGATTACTCCCCCACTAAGATACTTCTATTACGAAGTAGTTAAGTCAGCAATGATGCCTGAACCAGCTTCATTTCTTGACTCTAATGTGTACTCAACAACCATGAATTGCTTTTGAGCATCACCTGTTTTTGCTAAGTCTTCTAAAGAGAAATCTCTTAAGAAAGCACAGGCAAAGAGGTCAGGAGTTACGACAAACGCATCTCTAGCTCTTTGGAATCTGTTTGGAGTAACTTGCATTGCTCCGAAGTCAGACTCATACACATCAACTGCAGCAACTAATCTTTTGTTTTCTGCTGGGTCAAATCTAGTTGAACCACCAGTAAAGCCAGATAGTTTTTGCTTGTTGAATGAACCAACCATGATCATTGAAGGATCGCCACCATTGTCCCATACAGACTTAATAACGTCTTTCAATTGTGCTTCAGTGAAAGCTCTTTGAGTTCCATCTGTTCTAGCATTAGTTCCAGAAGTCGCTGGTGCAGCACCAGATGCTCCTGCTGATTGGTTTGTTTTTAACCAAGAGCCTAATCCTGCTAATTCTCTAGCTGTAGAATCATCTCCTGTTACTGGTGCATTGTTAGCAGTCAGTGAAGTTTCCATATCTCTTTTAAGTTCTTTTGATCTTTTAGAGATTTGGTAAGCAAGTTCAGAATTTCTTCCTGCCTTGTTCACTGCATCTAATGTTCCAGTTACCAATACAGATTTAGTTGAAATCTGGCATTGGTTGCCTTTTCTTGTTGTTGAAGCTGGTGCTGAGAAACCTACTTCATCACCCTCAATCTGAGCATTAGCTCCACTAGCCGCAGCTAATGAGTCTAATTGCCATTCATGATTAACAGCAGTCGCTTTTGTTTTAGCGATTGCAGACATGAAAGGCGTATCAGTTGGGGAGATATTGTAGATAACATCCGATAGGTCTTCTCTTTCACCAACAGCATCATAAGTACTAAAAGTACCACTTACTTGTGCCATAGTTTTTTCTCCTATTGTTTATTTTTTTGTTATCATGTCTAAAAAAATACTTTGTGCATCATGGATGCTACCAGTCTTCTTTAGACGACCCAACTTTTCTCTCCTCTTAGCAAAGTTTTCATCAGTTTTTGATTTTTTGACACCGCTTGATAACACTTTTCCAGGTTTTTGCATTTTAGAAGCTAAATTTGGTTTAGCTTTCTGAAAATTTCTGTACTTCATGGCATCATTTACCAACATAACAATACGATGATCATAAATTTGTCCAATCTCTTGATCTTTAAAACCATAAGATTGTAAATATGACCTCATATCAGATTTCAGCTTACTTGCTTTCTCTGAATCATTAAATTCTGGTATTTTATTTACCAAAATCTTTTGTTGTTCAGAAACAATATTCTGAAATTGCTTTTGTTGCTCTGCTCTTACCTTTTGAATAGATTCAGCAAGTTTTTCTTGCTTCTTCTTCATCTTATGTTCAAGCCTAGCAGCTTCTGTTGGGTCTTCTTCGTACAACCTCTCTAAATCTAAGTCTTTAAACTCAGAATTAAGCTGTTGTTGCGTCAAAGCCATTAACTGATTCAACTCATTTAAGCGTTGAGAATAGTCTTGCCTTTGTTGTTCCGCTTCGGACTGAAAACTTTTTCTTTCATTTGAAAGTTCTTCAGTCTTTCTTCGGTAGTCCGCATCTCTTGAATAACCTGCTCTTAGCTCATCAAGGGTAACATCAAATTCTTGACCTGCAACTTTGACCTTGTAGGTGGAATCCTGTTCCTGTATTTGATTCTCAGAGTTTTCATCTTGAGATACTTCTTCGGAAACTTCTTCTTCAGCCGGAGCTTCTGTTTCAGCTTCCATTTTTTCCTGT